TGTAAGGCATGTTGCGCACGTCGCCGTCCAGCCGGTCGATGGCGATGTAGATGCGGTTGAGCGTCCACCCGCCGAAGAATCCGGCGATGGCCACGGCGATGTTGAAGAGTACTTGGTAGTCCATCATTGTGCCAAAGCGTTTTGGTTTTCCGACGCTGGAGCCAAGGCGTTGGTTGGTGCTTGAGGCATTACTGTTGCGCGAGCCGCAGCCGCACCAGCTTTGCCAAACTTAGAGGGGTCAGTCAACATGCGCAGCACGCCAGCACGTTCTGACGCAGGCAGTGTATTGAGCATTTCTAGCGCGGTTTTGCCAGACACCATGCCCTCGCGCAATTTAGCCGCGATTTTTGGCCCGATCAAACTTTCCAACTGATCTGAAGTAAGGTTGGCAAACGTGACTTTTGCGTTGAGCGTGTTACGAAGGCGCGGAAAAGTCCTGCCGGCGCGTTCAATAACATCGGCAAATGCTTCTTGGCCCAGACCCGCAGCTTCTTTCATTGCCTCTTTAGTTTCAATGCTAGTGGCAAGTTTTTCTAGCGTAGGCATTTTACTGCCCATCTCTTTAAAGATGTCGTAGCTGCCCGGGCCAAAAATAGCCTCCACGGCATCTGGATTGTTACCCCGTACCAGACGAACATATTCCTGTGGGGAATCTTTAAACAACTTGGCTGCTTGCGCTGCCATAGCCTTTTGGTCAATCGCTTGCATGTTTTGCGAATACGTCTTGAGGTAGTCGCGCCACCCAGTGCCGCCTGCCCTTTCAATTGCGTCGTCAATCAGCGGGCGAACTTCTTGGAGCACGCTGCGCGTCACTTTGGCGCTGATCTTTGGGTCAGTCTGGCCAAGAATCTGCATGATGCGCTCGTTGATGCCTTCTTTGCGCAACGTGTACAAGTCATGCGCATCAATGACGCCGCCGCCTTTGGCCGTCAAATTGGCAATGTCGCCTTTGACCGCTTCTAACACTTTAACCGTGTTTAAACTAGCACGAAGCCCTGGCGCTGCAAGTTTGGAGTCAATAGCCGAAGTGATACTGTTAGCGTCCAAAGGGCGCAAACCATAGTCTTCTAAGCTGCCAATCTGGCGCTCCAAAAAGCCCGCTTCAGCGCGGCGCTGTTTGGCAATATTTGCAAAGATGTCAGACGTTTCTTGCCATTGTTCGGATACAAACTGGTTAGCACCTCCAACCCGTCGGTCATTTACGCCGGGAATGGTTGGTTCTGAAACACCACCGCGAGCAGCTTGAGAGCGCGCAACCATTAGTCGTCCAGCGGCGGCTTCTGCAGCATTTGATCGTTGCAATGCTTCCGTGCCCGCATGAATGCCGGATACGCCGGGCGCTGGAGTGCCCGCCGCACCAGAAGGCAAGTTTGCAGGCATTCCTTCGCGCAGCGCGTTTATCATGGACGCTTGGCGCTGTTGCGCTTGCGGTGCCAATTGGTTGATTGTTTGCGCCGCTTGATTGGCCGCGCCCAACTCAACATTACGCATGTCTTGCGTCAGTTGGTTCAATCGTTTAATTGACGCCTCATACGCTGACCGTGCTTCAGTTTCGTTGCCGCCTTCGGCCATGCGTTGCAACACTGCAATATCATCTGCGGCTTGTTGTTTGAGCTTTAACGATATATCGTCTGTTTTGCTTGCAAACGCGCCCAAGGCTTGAAACGCATTTTTCTGTACGCCAGCCGCAGCCTGTGCGGCAGTCAAGTCATCTGGTGCAGCGGCAAGAGCTGCGCGAATAGCCCCGATGCGGTCACCGGCCACTTCGCGGGAAATTTTGCCTGCTTTGACTGCGGCAAGTTGGCCAGTAAAAGCGTCTTTGAGAAACCCCGCACCTTTTGCAAGCGCGCCAACAACCGGCGGGGCGACAACGGCCAACGCTGCGCCAGTAGCTGCACCTGTTTCAGCTTCTTCGGGGTTAACTAGCGCAGCAGTAGTACCACCTGTAATAGCCCCGCCCGCAGCCCGAATACCTAAGTCAGCCGCCCGCGTTGCAATCGGCGCGCCTTTTTGTACGGCTTGACCAGTTGAAAAGCCGCCAGTGCGGATGGCTTGCGCCAACGGCGCAGCCGCCGGCGCAACTTTTCCCACTACAGCGCCAAGCCCCGCACCTACAGGATACGTTGCGGCAACTTCAGCCGCCAACTCGCCCGCCCCGGTAGAAGTCGGATATTCTTCTTTAAACGGTGCAACGCGCGCTTGTGCTTCCGCTTGACGGCGCAACGCATCCTCAACCAAAGCGCGTCCCGCGTTTGTAGCACCTATCTTTTCCAGCCCCATACCCAACAAGCGTTGGCCGCCAAACATGACGTTGCCGCCGCCGCTGATAATGCCTTCTGACGCTGCTTGGAGTGGCGCGCCTATCTGTTCCAGTACCCCTAGAACCCCGGTCAATTTAGGTTGCGCAGGTGTACGGGGGCCGGGCATGCCCGTGCCACTTGGCGCAACAGGCGTTAACCCAACTTTGGCGTCAAAAGTTGCACGGGGGATATCAGAATAGAATTTTTTGTACAGCGCATCAGCCAAAACCGCATCGGGCATATCTGCATATTGCGGGTATTGTGTGCGAATTTCAGCTATTGTGGCCATTATCTAATTCCTAAAGGATCGGCAGCAGCGCCGCCAGCCGCAGGTGCGGTTTCTCCACCAGACCTACCCGCCATTTTTTTGGCGCGCTCTACGCCCGTGCGCACAATGTCTTGGAATTCGCGAGCCGCAGTAACAAACTCTTTTTCGCTTTGGGCCAAACCCATGCGGTTAAGCGCTGCGGTACCTTTTTCACCTTCAGGTTGTGTAATTGAACCGCCGCCTTTGAGCGTTTCAAACGCTTGCAAAAATGCGCCGCCTTTGATTTGGTCAAAACGGGATTGGAAGTCAGACTCATCCGTGCCGGGGATAAACCGCAACGGAAGCCCAGCGCCCACGGCGTTTGCAAATCCGGGATGCGGTTTTGCACCTTTAAGCAAACTTCCCTTGTCATCACGTTTACCAATAAGCGCATCAACGTCAGCAAGCGTTTGCGCTGCGGTATCCAAAACCTTGGGCAGTTGCGTTTCGCGCAATACTTTGTCTTGCCCCATTTTGGCCCCAAAAGCTCGGGCGTCGGCCATTTGCTGTTGAAACATGGGGTCAGCCGCACGACGTTGGTCTTCTTGCCGTAACTTAAGATTTTGCAACTCGCGCGCATCAGCAAGGTCTTGGCCCCGTACGGTAATGTCTTGGCCCCGTCTTGCGGTTGTAGCGCCGATGTCTTGGCCGCGCATGGTAGTCGTAGCGCTAAGAACGTCGCTTGGTGTGGCTTGCATTTGAATAGGCGCGCGCACGACTTGGCCAAAACTTGGTAGGCGTGGGTTGCTTTCTTCAAGCCATTTGCGTTGGCCGTCAGATCGCTCAACAGGCTTAGACTCAAACAAGGCCATCAACTCTTTAGATTGAGCGCCTTGTGCAGCCATGTAGGCTTGACGTTCTGGCACAGGCATGCCCAATAATTGTTTGGCTTTGGCCGCAGCTTCTTCTGGCGACATCAATTTTTGAATGACTGCGTCTTGGCTAAACGCAACGATGTTTTCGTCCGAAGGGTTTAGCGACAAATCCCGCAGCGCTTGCATACCAAAGTCACGTTTTTGTTTGTAAATTTTTTGTTGCAATTCTTCGCGGGTTAAATTTGCGGTTTGCTGTTCTGACAACAATTTAGAATACGATAACCCTGTTTTACCAAACCCCATCAATTTGTTTTGCGATTCTGGCGAAGCTAAATCTGGGTTTTCAGCAAAATAGTTTTTAACTGCAACTTCTTCTTCAGCCGCGCGTTTTGCCGCGTCTACTTGCAACGTTGCCAATTCATTTTGCTTTTGTGCGTTTTGAATTTGCGAGAATTGCGCGTATTGAGCCAACGGGTTGTCAAGCTGAATAGGGCGACCGCCCATTGCGATGTTTGGGTTGATCGGCATGATCTGTCCTTATGAACGAATAGGTAGGCGGTTAAGATACTGCTGGCCACCGTAAAAGTTTATCCCCGAACCTATTGCGCTAGTCAACGCATTTGATTCGCCCAGATACCCAGACGCCCGCGCATTTGCGGCGCCGGTAATGTTTTCGCCTAGTTGAGCGCCTAGATTGCCCGCCGCGCCGGTCAACGTATTAGCAGAACTTTGCGCTTGACCGGTCAAACTTTGGAGCGGGTTAATTAACGCCGCGCGTTCGATGTTATATCTGTTAAAAGCATTTCCATATTCTTGTGACCCATAGTCTTGCCCAAAGCGTTGCGCAGCTTTTAACGCCCCGCCTGAAACTACGCCGCTTCGCACCGCCGCGCTTCGCCCCAATGCTTTTTCGCCTTCCGCTAATCGGAACGCATACCCAGGGTCTTTATACATGTCAGCCTCACTAAACGGTTTGGCCGCGCTGCCGTAGCCTTGCGCGCCCGTGCGTCCGCTCAGCCCTAACAAGTCCATCAGCCGATTTTGACCCGTTAAGCCCGCTTCGCGAAACGGTGCTTGAAGCTCAACTTGTTTGTTAAAAATGTCTTGTTGAACTTGTGAGGCTCGTTCTGAACCTTGCACTTGCGCGTCCGCAGCTTGGCTGGCCGCTTGTTTACCTGTGTATGCGCTATATGCCAAAGCGCCGCCTACGGCAACCATTCCCCATGTCATAGTGTTTCTCCTTGCGCCGTTAATTGCGGCAATGCGTCAACAGATGCAATTAAGCCCATTTCATCATACGATGGTGCAATAACTTCTTGTTCAATTTTATCCAGTTCAGCTTCAGACTCAAATTCAGTCATGTGAACCGTAGTCCAAAGCGTATCCTCTTCTGCGTAGACCGCACGTTTAAGACCAACTTCGGAAATAAACGTGCAAGGTGCTTCCAAATGCTTTTCACCAAACTCGGTAAACACTACGACTTTACCTTTGGAAATAAAATTTAGGTGTTGATGCCGGTGAATTTTGCCAATGATCAATGTGCCTTTGGGGATCATCATCTCACGCGCGTATGTGCAGCAACCGTACTTTTCATCTTTGGGTGAAAAATAGTGCTTGAGCGTGCAGTCTTCCAGCGTAGACTCCAGCGCGCCCTGCGCGATGAGCTTTTGCAAGCCGTCTTGCACGACAAGGATGTCCTGCCGAAACCTGACTTTATCGGAAGAATTAGCGATCTCGTTCATGTCACCTCACGGCCACTGACGCGCATGTTGATAGAAGTGGCAGTGCCTGCAATGGTGCTGATGAAGTCGCCCACACCCAGCACCTGGCCCACCAACTCGGGGAATGTATAGACCTCAGACGCTTGGAGCGTTTTGGTCTTGGTGATCAAGTTGGCGTTGCCAGCAGACCCAGACACAGTGACCAAGTTGACGCTGATGGTCGCGGCAGTGGCGCTGTAGTTGGTTGCGGTGAACTTGTCGATGATAGTTGTGACGCCAGTAGCGGTGTACTGGGTGGTTTGACTGTTCTCAACATTCTTGGCGGGGACAAGGACTTTGACGGTGACTGTCATGGGTTACTCCAATAAAAGGCAATTATTAGCGGCAGCTTGCATGATGACCCAATTGGTGCCGTCAGACACCATTGTCGCCCAATTGCCTGCAACTGCCAAGAGGATTGCGGTGCCCGCCGCCCCACCGGCTTGGGGGACGACGTTGCTCGACGCTGACACCAACGTCTGGGCTTGATAGTTTTGAAAGGTCAATGTGCGGCCAGTCCATGACGATGCGGCTGGCAAGGTGACTGTACAGGTAGCGCTCGACTTATTGTTGATAAACCAAGTTTCACCGTTGGCAACCGTAAAATTGGCAGTTTTGGTGACCGGTGCTCCTGATGCTGCCGCCAACACAGATGCTGGCGTCACATTTGTCCAATAGCCCAGTGAGGTGCTGTACTGAATCAAGTCAGTATTGGCTAACGTGCCAAACTGCACGTTGGAATCTGTGCCGCCAAGTTTTGAGCCCCGAGCAATTCCAACTTGAAATGACCCAGAGCCGCCTGCCCCCGCTTTAATTACAAGGCCAACTTGCACCTTAATGTAGGGGGCAACAGGTTCAACTTTGGTGGGGTTGCCTGTTACGGGGTTGTACCAAATAATATCATCGTCAGCCCAAACTTCACCGAAAGCCGTGCCGTTGGTGGTGATGCCGCGCACCACGCCAAACGATGTGACACGCCCAAAACCATTAAGCGCCAAATCTTCAGTAGCTATGCCGACAATTGCATTGGCATCTGTAATCCCCGCAATCGTGGGTGCAAACGTAATAACGCCGCTGGCCCCCACAGTGCCCGTGTGGCAAACAATTTGTAATGGTGAATCTGTAATGGCCGCAGACGCTTTGCCATAAATAAACAGTTCTTCACCAACTTGCTGAGTAATGTTGCCCCCACCCATGCCCAAATTCCAAGCACCAGTGGAACCGTCATACCACATTTTCCCTGCGGCAAGAGTGACAGCCGAGCCGTTGCTAAACTGTTGAGACAAAATGCCGCTAGCGTTGCCTGTGTCGCTAATTGTGACTACAGAATTTTGAATAATCTTGCCCGTAGTGCCGTCAAATCGGGCAACGGCATTGTCTGTGGCACTAGCAGGGCCAACAACATAGCCATAGCCTTCTATGAGGGCCGTTGGAATTGGCGTCAAGTTAAGTGCGTCAATCTGTTTTTGCATTTCTGCGGTTTGAGACACCAAGGCAGAACAGCAGTCAGTCAATACGTCAGGAACGGGTAAGGTAACGACAGGCGGCAACGTTTGCAATTCCTGATTAACCAAACGAAGCGCTGCATCGTAGGACGCAATCAAGGATACTGAGTCAGGGCCAAGGTTACCATCATCTACCACATCAGTCGCAATGTTACTAAGCGACAAAAAGAACAAATACCACGCCCGGTCGATCAACCCGGTGCGCGGGTCGATCAACGGCACCCTGGGGGGTGTAATAGGCGTTGGATTTGCGTTTGGGCTAGGCATTGGTCGGGCTAATGATTAACTCGGCCCCCATGATGGCCACTTTGACCGGATCAGTCATGGACAACTCATAAACGCGGTCTCGCAGCTTGACTGTCATGCCTAACCGCCGCCAAAACGTTCTGTGGCCATACGCACCGATTCTGCCAAGTGGCGACCAATGCTCGTTTGACCAAGTGTGGCCGCCATCATCCGACCAACGCAACATGGCTTCAGGCTCGTAGCCTGGTGCAGCAGGGTATGAATTGGTGACAATTTCATAGCCCGTAATGTCAGTATCTGATAGCTCGTATTGCCCAATCGGTTCAAAACCATCCCCTGCTTCAGTGGTCAATATGTCGCCTGATTGAGTGGCCAAATAGGTTTGCACATATTGAGCCACAAGGTTTAACCCTGACTCAGTGTCTATGTTTTCGCTGGCGTATGCAGGGTATAGATTTAGCCCTACGCCCGTTTCGCAATCCAATTGCAAGCTGTGATGGGCCGTGCGTTTGAGGTTGTTTTGACCCGTGGGCAGCGCCCGCCAGGTGCGCAGCCACTTCTGAATTTCTCCATTGTCGGCATACACGTCAAGGTCAAAGGCGTAGATATTGCCGTTCTCATAATCACCAACAACAATTTTGTTGTTAAATGCCATCTGGCAATTGCTACGGTGCCGAGTAAACTCACCTTGAACAAAGCCTGCCCGCTCATGCCAGGCTTGAGTGGCTGCGTCGTACACCCAAGTGGTGTTGGCCGTGGGGAAAATCAGCACATAAAAGCTGTGACCATCCTGTTGATAAGTGTACGCAATGACGTCCGACATGTCGCTGTACTGTTGAATTTGCCATTCAACCGCATGGGTGGAGATGCGCTGGCCTTGGTACCCGTTGGCCCTGTAAACAATGCCCTGCCCCCGGCGATCCCGGCCCAGCCAGAAAAGGCCATTGTCCATCTTGGCAATTGAGTATGGCGCTGCGCAGCCAAGTTCGTTGAACGCGCCTTGGATGCGTTGCAAGGGGAAGTCTGTAGCGCCTGAGTCGTACCAGACCTCGATAGAGTTTGTGCCAAAGGCCCAAACTTCGCGGAAGTTGGACACCACGGCCAGCAGGCCGTCAGGCGACCCTTCGGTGCTGGCAAACTCAAGCGGATCAATGGACGTGCCGTCCAAAAGGGTGGTCACCCACATCTTTTGGCTATTGGGCTCGTTGAACACAAAATAGCCGTCCAGATAGCAGACCGTTACCGCGCCGGGAAAGTCAGGGTCAGTGATCTGGCCAAAGGCGTTGGTGGTGTTGTTGTAGATATAGCTGGGGCCGTTGGCTGCAATGAACAGTTGCGTGCCGTTGTCGGCCATGCTAACCGGCCCAGAACCGGCCACGGTGCCAATCAGTGTGGGCACGTAGGCGTTGTTGATCTTGTAGAGCCGAGTGCCTGACACTACAAAGCCGACGCCATCGTTAGGCGAAAACGCCCACAGCCCACGAACCGGGCCATCGCCCATTGTTGACAAAAACGCCAAGCCTGGGCAACGTTGCAAAAATGCCGGCTCTTTACCACCCTCGGGGATAACTTCTGGAAATAGATTGACCATACGGGCATCCGCAGCGTTGACGCTGCGGGTCACGTAGGTCGAGCCAAGGATGGGCGTTTTCATCAAGCCGCAACTGCTTTGATAACTGCAAAATTAAAAACTGGTTGTTCAGTTGTTGAGCCACCAGTGGTGCGGAATGTAATGTTAAAACTACCGGCTCCCACCGCAGTAACCATTAAATCGTACAAGTCAGTGCCTGACTTTTGGTTTAAGATAATGACATCGGTTGCCGCTACGGTGCTGTTGGTTACAGTAAAAGTTGCCGCAGTACCCGAACCCGCCGCGCTTACTAACGTGATTGCGCCCGTTGTTTTGTTCAACGTAACGCCTGTGGTGCGACTTGATGCTTGCGTGACCGCCCCACCAGCGCCTGTGGCATAGCCCACGCCTGCCGTGCCAGTGGACACAATAGTGCCTGTGGCAGTCAGGCTTGTACCCGTGGCCGCGCCAATGTTTGGCGTCACCATTGTTGAATTGGTAAACAACAACGCATTAGTGACTTGTTTGGTTGTGCCTGATTGCACAATCGGCAAGACATCAGCAGCAGCGGCAGCAGTTGCTACGGGGAGGGAAGTGATTGCAATGGTGGCCATGTTAGTAGTTTCCTGCGTAAATGTTAAAACGTTGACGGGTGGCGATTAGCGAATACGGCATAGACATGATGTCATCAGGATTGTTGATGCGCTTCAAGTTGCGCTTGGACGTCATAGCAATGCGCTGCACTTGGGGACTAGGTTCGACGCCAAACTCAGGCGCAAACTCCATGGCCAAGTTATACGCAAAGGCACGTAGATACCCAGGCGGGAACAGAATGTTAGTCGCCAAGTTAGCTGGCTGACTTAGCTCTTGCACGCTGACAAAGTGGAACTCCAGCAGACGTGTGGGGCGCGGGTAGATGTTAATCGTGAAGTCTGGGTACGTGTTGTTGACAAACATTACCTGGGGATAGGTCGAGGTCACAGTTTTGACCGCAATCCCGTTGTATTGCTGCTGGTTAATCAGCTTGATGCCATACGACACCCCGGTGCCGGGGTCTTTGTAGTAGGTGGCGTCGTCAACTTGAATGGGCCGCACGGCGGTGCCGTTTAGGCGCACCAAAGAGCCGGTGGGGCCAAGGGTTTCTTCAATTGAGCCAACTGGCCAATTGGTAATCTGGTCAATGGTGCAAAAGACAGACAAACGCTCGGTATTCCATGAGTCGATCATCTGGTTGAGCGCCATCAGCGCATCTTGAGACACTGACGCAGAAGGGGTTTCACCTTCGGCCAACACACCCAGCAGCCGCAGCGCCCGGTTGATCTGATCGGCAGCAGAGTAGGTGGCCATCTTTACGCTCCTAGTTCGACCGCCTCAACAGTTGGACGGCCACGTCTACGTTTTACTTCCTGTGGAGCCGCCTCTTCAACAGCAATTGGCGTGTCAAGAGTATAGCGTGTCCAGCCATTTTTTTCATCGTTTACAGCTTCAAGTTCCATCGTTGCAACTTTGGCGCCGTGAACGGGGTGAGACATGTAAATGATGGGCATAAAAAGAAGGGGGTGATTAGCCCCCTGGTTGGTTTAGCCCGCGATGCGGTACAAAGTCCAAGTGCCATCACCAGTTTTACGTGCGCGGAACAAGGCGCCGGTGTTTTCCAACACCACCATGTTACCGAGCAACGTCCAACCAGCAGCGGTGGCCAAGGTGCACTGATATGCAGTGTCGTCAACGGCGACTGCAAAATCAAATGCGGCGTTGACTTTCTGGGCGCTGCTGATCGCAAGCTCCAGATCGGCAACGGTAGGCAGCGTCACAATGGTGTCAGCCGAAGTGTTGCTGGTGATCAACCCGACGGCCATTTGAGCGCCGGTTAGGGTTGCGGTGGTTGCGGTAATTGCAGTGGGAGCGCCTTGAACCATCAACAGCGCTTCGGCGGTATTGCCTGCGCCAACTTGATAGCCACTAGTACCATTAGGGAGAGCCATGATAAATTTCCTTGAAAAAGATGTTACGACGAAAGGGGCCGAAGCCCCGTTTCAGATCAACCCCAAATGCGGCAGGCCATTTGTGGACGAATGGTGCTGTAGCCGTACAAGACATCGATACGACAGGGCATCCGGTCGTTGTTAATGTCATACTGGCGAACCACACGCAAGCTGATGCCATTGTGAACGGCACGCGCAGCCATATCGACCCCCTGCGGCAGCAAGAGATCAGCCGTGGCGAACGAAATTGCATCTTTGTGGTAGACCAAGTTCTGGGGATACTGAGTTGAAGCAGCACCCACAAACACCACAGCCTTGGCAGTAGCAGGCAAAGTCAGCATGGTAGCCAGAGCATGGTCGGCCGAGTACATGGCCGCTACGGTCACGGTAGCGGTGGTGCTAGCAGTCGTTGATGCCAAAGCCACAAACTGGAACAACGAACCAGTGGATTCACGGGTTTGCGGGTTCACAGCGTAGCAGTCAGCAATCGTGAACACGTCACCAACGGTGATGGTTTCACCAGAGCCAACAGTCAACGACAGCGTCGCAGAACCTTCAGCGGTCACAGCGGCAGCAGTGACGGTGCCGGTAGCGGCGCGGGTGCCAGTGGAGTGCTGCTTGATCGACTGAGACATGTTGATCTCGTCAAAGCCCAACACACCCATGCCCATCATGCCGTTTTTGAATTGGCGGCTGATGGTATCGGTGGGGTTGAACAGACCCTTCATGCCTTCGACCAAACCAGCGTTAGCGGCGGGGTTGACGGTGGCATAACGGGGGCTCATCACAGCGGCGTTCTCGTTCAGCTTTTGCTGGGCTTGCAACAGCACCAAAGAAGTAGAAGGAGTGGTGCCAGGCGTGCCCACGGTGTTACCGATGCTCTTGTAAGCATTGGCGACGTCGGCGTCGATAGAACTGGCCAACTGGCTGATACGAGGCTTCAACACACGCTCTGCGAAGTCATCCAATTGCATGGTCAATTCGGCAGAAGTGAAGTTCACGCCGATATGCTTTTGGGTTGACACGGTCAAGGTGGTGAACTGTTCGTTGTCGTCTTGAACTTGCAAGGCGGCGCCGTCGGTCACCAAAGCGCGATCAGGCAGGCGAATACGCAGGGTCGAACCAATCTTGGCACCTTCAACAGCAAAGCTGTCGTCGTACTGACGGTTCACGTTACGGGTCAACACAAGGTTGTTTTCGAGAATCTCAAGCGCTTTGCGCGTGATCATGTCGATGGTTAAGATACTGTTAGCCATGGAAAAAGTCCTTTAAAAATTTAGCGGTTTGCCTGCATCTTTTTCATCTGTCGGGCTCGTTCGGCATCAATCCACTCTGAGGCACTCATGGTCTTGGTAGACCGAGGATCAGTCGTGTCATAAGCCGGCGCTCCAGAGGAGCGAGCCGTCACGGGAGAAATCGGTGCTGGCGCGGATGTCGTTTTCTTCACTGGTGGATCGCTGGCCAATTTGGCCTCAATCCTTCCAATTTCCTTGGCCTGCAAAATAGGTGCAAGACGGGAGATTCGATCTGCTTCCTTGGGGTTTGCACCGAGGTAGTAAGCTACTTCAGGGCCAACGTCCGAGGCTTGAATCGACTGAGCCATCACGGTCGTGATTGGAAGTTTTGGGTTGTACGCGACTTGTTCAAAGTCATCGTATTTGTTCCGAGCTTCTTCTTCCTTCTCATGGTAGGTCTCAAGAATTTCAGATTGCTGCCGGGCATGTTCACGCTGGGCAAGCAGCTCTTCAGCCTTTTTGTAGGCCAATGCGTCTGCATAGGCTTCAGGACTGTCAAACTGATCAACCGGCGGGATGTCTGCTGGCGCTCTCAATGCCTGCGTTTCCGCTTGCCTTTGAGTCTGCTCTCTTTCCCACTTACGCTGTTCTCTCGCAAGCCGCTTACCGATGGCTGCATCCAGTTCTTCTTGGGTAAAAACCCTTGAAGGTTCTTTTTGCTCATCAGCGACTACCGGCGCATTTTCTACAGTCTCAGGAGTGGCCGTCACTTCCGTTGCTGGCGCGGAGTCAACTTCCGCTAGGTTTTGTTGGACTTCTTCAGTCATTTCAATGAATCCTAAGATTCCCCGGTGAACCTCGCCGGTAAGGGTTTGTCAGCATTATGCTGGAATTTGGGCCGCTTGGTAAGCCGCAATCACGCCGGCAGTGTGTACGACACCGCAAATAGCTTGGACTTTGGCATCCTCTGCGCTGTAATCGTCCCCAGGAACGACCACATGGCGGTGAAATGTGTCGCTGATTTGTTGACCATCTTCAATGATGCGGGTGCAAGTACGAACTTGAACTATCCCGTTTTCAAGGGTTTCAATTAGGTCTACAACAATTTGTTTTTCAAACATATCAATCCTTTGATAAAGTTATTAATTTAACCGAGTCCAAGTACCACTTTGCAAACCTTGCCATGATTTATAGTACGTATTGTCATTAGTTGGATTTCCAAAACTTGTTAATTCAACTGATGTACCAAGCAATCCATCTGATTCAATTACATGGACACCAGCAGCATTGGTTACGCCTGGAATCATAATCATCCCTCTTGTCGAATCACCATCAACAGCATCCATTGCAACTACTATTTTATACGTGCAAACAAGTGAGTATGGAGAACTATTTGGGTTTATATCGCTTGGAAGTCGAACATAAATGGTACTGTAGCCAAGTGAATCGTTGTCTCCATATGCCCATTTTCCAGCCGTAAGAGCGCCAACGGTTCCATTAACTAACGGGCTACCCTCATAAAATACAGTAATTGGTGTTGCTAAAACTGGGTTTCCGCCCGCAGTCAATTCAATACGCCACTCATTTGGTGCAGTCACACTTGCTGTCCATTTAAATGTTCCTGCTGGAATATTTAAATTAGTAACATCTTGCATGACTTTTGTAGCCCATCCAGTTCCAACTTGTTTAATACTTGGCAACGTAAATGTAACGGTTCCTCTTGCGCCGCGATTGGTAAATACTTTACCCGAATCTTGATCTATAACTACATCGCTTAACGTATAACTTGCCGATTTTTCAACAACTTTTTTTCGTGTTCCGTATGGCCCAATGTTTGTTTGTTTTCCTAAAGTTGCATTAACAACATCACCATCTACTGTTGGGCCAACTATTTTATAGCCCGCTGATTTTAATTGAAGGTTATATAGTCCTGACTCAGCACCAAGCGTAGCAATATCCCACATTCTAAAAATGTGTCTTCCAACTTCCTTTTCAACATTGTTTGACACAAGAACAGAAAATCCTTGTCCAACAAGAAACGTATTGTTATTGTTTGTTTTTAAATTTCTTGCGGCTATAGGTGATGCTTCATCGTTATCCATTTCGCAAGCAGAAACGCGCTCACCAAATATTCTGTTTACGTTATATAAAACTCCGCTTACCCATACGTTTGAACCAGAACCTCTATCTATATTGATTCCTACGTCTGGATTTCCAGCAGGACTATACCAAAAAGATTGCCAATTTTTACCTGTAATTGGTCTATTTGTTGAATCCGATACATGATTATCAAGGGCATAATAAAACAAACCATCTGACCCTAAAACTTTTCCAAAAGTAGGGTCATTGCTTGGGTTGCTTATATCAAATGCCATTTGCATTTGATTAGATAAAATTCCGCCTGGGGTTCCAGGGTTAACAATCAATGATCCATGAGTATCAATTTTAACCGTAGTAACTAAAGGTGATTCTTGATTACCAAGAAACAACGCTGCTGCTTCAGAACCTGGTCTATCGTCAACAATTCGTACAAATATACCGCCCCAATTTTTAAGCGTTCCTGCGCTATTTGCAGTAACAAAAGATAGCGGTGGTGCTACTGCCTCAAGAGTAGCGCCAACAAAATCAGGTGAAAGCGCGTCTGGAGATTTGATTAAATCATACGTAACTTTAGTCAATGCCATGTTTATCTCCTGTTAAGCCGCCGCATACCAACCACTACCTCTAAGAGTTTTTGTACTTAATGTGGCATTTGTAACGGCTGTAAATGTACCAATAGTAAAAACACTAAAATCTGATGCACCTTGATTAAACATACCACTTACTGTAGCTCCATCAGATAAAATAGTAGCTGGAACATTATCCCTGTCATTGTTGTTATTTGTAAATGGCAAACTAGCAATTACGGCATTAGAGGCATTTACTGTGACAGGGTAGGTAACACGAAACTCAACAAATACAGCCCTGCCTATTTTCGTATATTTTCCATTTGCAGAAGTAAAAGATAGGGCTGCTCCGCTACCATCAGTAGGTGTCCAATTCCCTATTTCATAATCATTTAATAATTTACTTGATGAGCCTGAATGAACAACAGCAGAAAAGTCAATTCCTTGACCACTTGCAACAATTACGTTACCCGTAGTTAATGTAATTTCAGTTGCGCTAATTGCCCGACCAGCAGTCAAGTTAGCAACAGACACTTGTTTGGTCGTGCTGCTTTGAACAATAGGCAGAACTTCGGTGCCCGCAAGCGGGACGGTTGAAGCGGGTAGTGCTGAAATTTTGGTGTCGGCCATGATGATTCCTTAATTGAATATAACTTCAATGATTGTGGCAAGGGGCGGAGATTCAGAAAAGGTAATTGTTGCCCCACTGACTGTATATGTGTTTTTGTTCTGATAAACACCATTGATGTAAACAGAAGTAAAATTTTCGCCAAGTGATGCGGAGCTTAAAGTAAATACGGTTTGTGATCCTGTGCCAATAAAGTTTTGTACTTGAAATTCAGCCGCGCCGACGCCCGAAATATTGTCGTAAGTTGCAATTAAAACGTCAGTAGAAGTGTACAAAGCAAATTTGTACGGAAACGTTAGTAGCCAAATTTCGCCGCCTGGCACGCGCCCTGCGGAGTCTAAAGTAATGTAATTGGCATGGGCAATGTTACCACTAGAGGACGTATACGTAACCTTTGGCGTTGTTGTGCCGGCTGCGTATGTCCACAGCTTGCCACCAGACAGGATTACGCCGCTGTTGGTAAAGAACTGGGCCGCAGCGCCGCCCACAGGGGAGAGAAAGACGGCCATTTAGGTCACTCCAAAAGAATCAAACCATCGTCCTCTTGGACGAGATTGTCATTGTTTTCGCACAACAAATTGCCGATGATGATCTCGGCATGCTTTCCAGAAACCAGCGTGGCAATACCGCCAAGACCAATGGCTACTGCGTTGCGAAGAGCGACACCAAAGCTCATTGCTTGTTAATCGGTTTGCAATAGATTGCGCCGTCATCCGCAATGCGAATGGCACTTACGCGAAAAGGAGCGCCGGTGCCCATGGGCAAATAAAACGGGATGGGGGTATACGCAGGGATCGGCGTGCTGCCAGTGGTAGCCACAGCGCCAGGGCCAATCTCTACATAGCAAGGGGTCGTAGACCAAACCACCACGCCTTCAGGGCCAGAGTTCCAATCAGCAGTATTGCCCGCAGAACCGCTGTAAGACGCGGTGCGGCCAGGAAAACCAGTTTGTGATAGCGGATTCAGAAGTTCCATGATGCGTCCTTATGCCAAAAAGCGGAGTTTGTACAGGGTACGAAGATAAATCTCAATGATGTTGTCAATGAGCTGTTGCAAAGATGAATCGGATTTGTCAGCAACTTCATACCGGCAGTCTTCAATTTCTTTTAGCGAGTCTTCCAAAAACTCAATGATGTTAGCCGTCTTCTTTGCGGAATGTAAAGTAATTGGCCCCATCAAACCATGCCGGCCTTGATAGGCTTCAGCAAAGTCATCTGCCGCGCCAATGATTCGGTCATAGAAAATGTTGAGCGCCACATGTTTGCTGTAGCTGCGGGTGTTCAGATGCACTGAATGCGCCACGTCCCGCGCCAAGAACAGCAACCCTACAAAATCACACGCTTTCATTGTGGCATCCCTTGTTGTGGCATCATCTGTTGAGGTGCATATTCAGCAGACTCAGGCATCATCTCATTTTGTTCGCGGCCAGGCATTTCGCTGACCAGATCACCAGACGTAATCATGCCATGCACCGTACCCAAGACTATATCTTGAATTTGCTCTGGTGACATGCTTGCCTGCACTTGGGCCAAACGTTTTGTTTCAGCCTCGTATGCTTTGACTTGGGCCTCAAAGTCCTTGCGCTCCATGTCCTGCGCTTCAATAGACTTGCCGACATTTTGGATCATCTGGTGCATTTGCTCCATCTCTTGACCCATGGCCTGCATCTGCTGCTGTGCAGCCTGCAATGCTGGATTGTCATCGCCATCAGACATGAACTTGGGATCAATGGTCTTGGCAAAGCGCTTGGACATCTCTTGGGCGCCTGGCCAATCCATGTTCTTGACAAACAGGTCACCGGCCACAGCCCACAGTTGAGGGTTTCCTTGCAACAGTTGTGCCATCGCCTCTAAAGCCTCTTGACGTTTGGTCGCGTAGCCTGGGCCAGTGATCGCCACCACGTCGTACTTGCCGACTCCTGGGTTGTAGATTTTTTCCATCACAATCCCGCGCTCATCAACGATCTTGTTGACCGGCTGGGGTTGCTCGGGGTTGATCTTGATCATCTTGGTCTCGCCATCTTCACCGATGATGCGAGCAATGCGCTGGGTGTCGTAAATCTTGGGGATCAAGTCCACCAATTGGCGGGCTACATGGCGCACGCCACGGGCTAAGTTGTCGCCGTAATGGTATGTGCCCACATCGCCCTCGCGCTGGCGGGCCAGAATGGCTTTGCCCGAACGCTCGTTGGAGCCCATGCCCAAACTGGCGTTATATTGGCCTGTGGTGCTCTTAATGTCTTCAGACGCCCCCGCCTTGGCCTGTAGGAGGCCGCTGGAGGCCATTGGAGGCTGTGCCCGCTGGGGTAGTGGCAACATGCCGCCTTGGCCGTCTGTAACGTCTGGATTGACCTCCAAATACGGCCAGTTCTGCGTGTTGGCGGTCTTCCATTGGTTCTCATACCCCTCAAACTGGCCACCATAGCCAATGAATGGGGCTTTGGGCGCCAAGGCCAGCATTTCTGCTTCTTGGCTAACCCAATAATTATACATACGCTGAGCGTCTTTAGCATTTCGTACTAATCCCGACACGTACAAACGACCGTCTACCTCAAATTCGTTGCCTACGATGCGGATTACGGGGATGTATTTGCCCGCCCACTCGCGTTCTTCAAGAATTTCGTACCCGTTAATCTTGCAATATTTGACCTTTGGACGGTCAGATTCGCGTGATTTCTTGGGCTTGCCGTAGATTGCCCGCAGTTGCTTGTCCTCGGGCGTGCCCTCAAACGCCGTGGCGTTGCCGGGGTACAGGTTCAGCGTTGTGCGGTCAAAGTCGATGTAGTAGTAATCCGCAAGGCGAATCGTGTCTTCATTGAGCCAGTTGCTGATCGACTGATCGCCCACACCCAGCGACTGCAAGGTGGTAATGGGTGAAGCGTCTGGGTACATCCGCTCAAACTCGGCCTTGGTCACATCTTCAGTGACAAAGCACCACTTGGCATCCGCACCGGTTGGGTCTTGAATCGTTGGATCCATGTAGACCGAAAAGGAGTTGCGCACACGGCCAATCTTGATGTCTTGGTCAAACGTGTTGTCTTCGCAATATTCGGTCAGCAGGCGAAGGTAACCTTCGCCGTAAGAAACTTGGTTTTCACAGGCAGTGTCGTAGGCCACATCGGCGTCGCTGATGTACTCAATGTGCCGAATCATGCCGTTGAAAATGTCGGCTACTTCCACGTCGGCGTTGTCGTCCACCGGGATGACCTTGGCGCCAGGCCGGTTCTGGCGCTGGTCGTTGGTGACCTGGCGCACATGTTGAGGCAACTTATTGATCGTCAGACACGGGCGGGCGTTGATGGTTTGACCCTGCACCGCACCACGGGTGGCCAGCACATCGGCGGGCCACTGCCAATGGTTGTCAGGCGAGCCGGCATAAAAGCGCAAATCGTCGATCTCATCTTCGCGGCTCTCGGCAAGCGCGGACACCGCCAGATCAAGCCTGGCACGGGCTGTGGCCAGGATGTCAGACGCGCTCTTCTTTGGTTTACCGCCTTCGGCCACTGCGCCAGCAGCCGCAATGCCTGTGAAGTCTGCCATTATTTGATCTTGCTAAGGACTTTGTTCACCGTTGCCTTGACATTGTTGCCCGATGGAATCGTGGCATAGCA